TTTACGTTGCTCTAACAAGATGTGGGTCGAGGCTGAACGCTATCGTTTCCTCACTTTTGTGAGTTCGCAGAGTACAATGCATCGTATCACCAAGTTTGATTTGAGCGATCAATATAATAAATATGTTGATCCTAGTATCATAGCAATTATGAAGCAAAAAGTAGCTGCTTATAACTACTTGGTAGAAAAAGAAGACACAAATCCTGAGATTCTCAAAGAAAAGTATCTCGAAATTCTTTACTCTAATCCTGCTGGATTTGAGCTTACCGCAAGAATGACAACAAATTATCGTTGCCTAAAGAATATTTACAAGCAGCGTAAAGACCACCGTCTACCCGAGTGGAGAGAATTTTGTTCTTGGATTGAGACACTACCATTTGCTCATGAGTTAATTCTCTGTGACGTTTGATTGAAAACACTTCTTTGACAAAAATCCTTTATTATGTTATTATAATAACACAAGATAAGAAAAGGAAAAGTTAAGATGAACAAGTATCTCAAGATTTTCGAGCAAATTGTAACAGACTATGAAATTGAACAGAACGAAGATGTTGAAGAACTTCGTTCTTTCCTTGCTGCTCTTGATACCAAGGGTAGTGATAAGCCGGCTTTCTCTGAGGTTGGCTTGCAAATCTTTGAGTATATGCGGCAAGGACACGAGAAGAACAACAAAGCAAAAGACATTGCTGAAGGTATGAATCTTCCCTCAAAGAAGATTTCCGGTGCAATGCGTAAACTCGTTTCCGATGGCTATGTTGAGAAATTCGGGAGTAATCCCGTCATCTATTCTCTAAGCGACAAAGGAAAAAATTTTGACATTGAAAACTATAAGGAGAGCTTAAACAATGAAGAAGACATTCACTAACGCAACTCACATCGAGGGCTACATCTACGAACATAAGCTAGAAGAGAAGGTTTCCGGCGAAACTTCCAAGAATCCCGGCACTCCCTTCATCAGCGGAACCCTCAGCATCGCCACTGACGACGAGCTTCTGAATGTTGTATAGGTTCATTTTACCTATGTTACTGCGGTAACTAGCAAGGGCAAGCCTAACAACACTTACAATACTTTGAAGGCTATTATCGACGGCAAGATTCAGAATGTTATGGAGCACGGTAAGGAAAATGCCGGTATGGTCCGTATCGACTCTGCCATCGGTTTGAATGAGTGGTACGATTCTCGTAACAACGATCAGCTTGTTTCTGTTCGTCGTAACGAAGGTGGATTCGTACACCAGATCAATGAACTCAATGAGAATCCTGAGCAGCGTGCCACTTTTGACGTTGATATTCTCATTACCAAGGCTACTCGCCTTGAGCCAGATGAAGAGAGAGAACTTCCTGAGCGCATGATTCTCCGTGGCGCAACCTTCGACTTCCGCAAGGCTCTGCTTCCTATCGAACTCACTGTAAAGCATCCCGGTGCTATGGATTACTTCGACAGCATGGAAATCAGCAATACCAATCCTCTGTTCACTGAGTTGAAGGGTATTCAGGTTTCTCGTACTGTTATTCGCCGCAAAGAAGAGGCCGGCGCATGGGGAGAAGTTTCTGTCACTGAAACTCGTTCCTCTGAGCGTGACTTCGTTGTCAACTGGGCAAAGCCTGCTCCTTATGAATGGGACGATGAAGCAACCCTTACTGCTAAGGAGCTTGAGGAAATGATGGCTGCTCGTGAGATTTATCTTGCTGATATCAAAAAGCGTCAGGATGAATACCAGGCAACCAAGGGTAATGCTCTCGCGGGCGGCGCGGTTAAGAGTGCTCCTGTGCCAGCTTCTGGGACCAATAAGACCTACGATTTTTAATCGTAGGTCTTCCTATAGGAGAATAACATATGGCTATTAACCTTTTAGCAATTTAGCCCCATAAGGTTAGTAGAGACCTTTCTGGATATATTACTTACATCTATGGCGCAGCGAAAGTTGGTAAAACAACTCTTTGCAGTAAATTTCCAAAGACTTTGATTCTTGCGTTTGAGCGAGGCTATAATGCCCTACCAAATGTTATGGTCTAGGATATTACCAGATGGAGTGAGTTCAAGGAAACCATTAGAGAGCTGAAAAAGCCAGAGGTCAGAGAGACTTTTAGCACGATAGTTATTGATACTATCGACGTTGCGGGAACCCTGTGTGACAAATATATTTGCTCACAGCTAGGAATTGACACTCTTGGTGAAGGCGGATGGACAGTAAATGGTTGGTCTGCTTACAAGAAAGAGTTGGAAGATTGTTTCCGCACTATCACTCAGCTAGGATATGCGCTAGTTTGTATTAGCCATGATCAGGATAAGACATTCAAGCGTAAAGATGGAACTGAATATAACCAGATCGTTCCTACTGCTCAAAAGAGTCTGAATAATATCATCAAGGATATGGCAGACCTTTACCTCTATGCTTCTTTGGATGAGCAAAGTAAAACAAGGAAGCTAATCATCCGCTCTCTTGATAACAGTGTAGAATGTGGAAGTAGATTTAGGTATATGCCTAATGAAATTCCTCTTGGCTATGATGAGTTAGTTAAGGCGCTTAATGAAGCGATTGATAAAGAGGCTGCTGAGCATGACAATAAGTTTGTCACAGATGCAAAAGCTCCTCCTATTGCAGCGCAGAAATCTTTTGATTTCGATGCTATGATGCAAGAATTCACGAGCTTAGTAAGCGATCTAATGACAGCTAACCAGTCCAATGGTACGAAGATTACTGCCATTGTTGACAAGTACCTCGGAAAAGGGAAAAAGGTCAGTGACTGCACACCAGACCAATGTGAGCATCTTGATTTAATCTTAATGGACCTGAGAGATCTTGTGAAGTAATATCTAAAGAGCGTGCCTCAATTAAGAGGTACGCTCTTTGATTTTTCTTTTTATTTATGCTATAATGGTATAGAGATAAAAGAAAGGTTGGAAAGAATGGCGAAACATCTAGTAAAATGTTTCTATTGCGGAGAGTCATTCGACGCTAATTCTACCCCCTTTGTTATGGTTAACTCTAGGCGATATGCTCATAAATCATGTTAGGAAGAAAAACTAGCAAGCGAAACTAAACAAGAGAGTGTTAGAAGAATATGTTAAAGAGCTATTTGGATATAGCTCTTTACCTCCAAGAGTAAGTAAGCAAATACAAACCTATGTTCATGACCTTGAACATCATTACACTTACTCAGGAATTTATAAGACTCTCAAGTATTTCTTTGAGATTAAAGGTAACTCTATAGAGAAAGCTAATGGTGGCATAGGAATAGTTCCTTATGTTTACCAAGAAGCATTTACCTATTGGAGAGCATTATGGGAAGCGCAATAGAAGAATGAAGATATCAAGATAGAAGACTTTGTTCTTCCTACGAGGGAGATACATATCTCCCCGCCGCAGAGACAACCAATGAAGCATAAACGCAAGTTATTCACATTTCTTGACGAGGGGGAAGAAGATTGAAAGACTATACAGATCCAGCGGCTATCACTTAGGTCATAGGATGTGTCTTTAATGATGCTTCCATCCTTGACGATGAAAGGTACATTATAAGAGAAGATGATTTTGTAGATGAATTTCATAAAATTGTCTTTGGATCAATGTATCATATTTATGAAAGCAATAGCAAAGTAAATCTTGATGCTATTATAGACTATCTAGCTAATCGCCCTAAGTATAATGCTATTTTTCAGACGCGAAAGGGCGTAGATTACTTAATTGAAGCATCAAAGATAGCTAAGGCAGATACTTTTAACTACTATTACCATAGATTAAAGAAGTTTACCTTACTAAGAACTTACAATAACTGTGGTATAGACGTTAAAGATCTCTATGATCCGGATCTAATTCTCGATATAAAAGCGAAACAAAAGCAAGAAGACTGGCTAGATTCTGTCTCTCTTGTTGATATCGCAGACTTAGTAGATAAACGTATCGCTGATATTAGGGCTAGATGCATAGAGGATGATCTTGGTGTAGGCTATCAGGCTGGCGACGATATCTTTGAGCTGATTGAAAAGCTAGAAGAAAGACCTGAAGTTGGTGTGCCACTTTATGGCCCGCTAATTAACACAGTGACCAAAGGTGCAAGGCTGAGAAAGTTCTATTTGCGGTCGGCGGCTACTGGCGTCGGCAAGACAAGAGGTATGGTGGCTGATGCTTGTAATATTGCGTGTAGTGAAATCTATCATGAACAGTTCGGATGGATAAGAAATGGGAAAGGACAACCTACCCTTTTCATTGTTACAGAGCAAGATAAAGAAGAAGTGCAAACAATGATGCTTGCTTTTCTATCTGGTGTGAACGAAGAACACATTATTACTGGCCCTTATGGACCAGGGGAGAAAGATAGAGTGCTTAAAGCAGCTCAACTTATCAAAGATAGCCCTCTTTGGGTAGAAGAACTACCAGAGTTCTCTATGCAGGACATTGAGAACAAGATAAAGAAGGGTATCAGAGAGCATGATGTAAAGTACATTTTCTTTGACTATATCCATACTTCTATCAAGATTTTGGAAGAGATTAGCAAACGTTCCGGCGGAATTAAGCTAAGAGAAGATAATGTTCTCTTTATGATTTCTACTAAGCTAAAAGATATTGCGAATAAGTATGGTGTGTTTATTATGTCTGCTACTCAGTTAAATACAGACTATCAAACAAGCGAAACACCTGATCAAAACTTGCTTCGTGGTGCAAAAGCTATTGCAGATAAGATTGACGTAGGTATGATCTCACTAACAGTCACAAAGGAAGATTTGGAGAAGATAGAACCTATCTTACAATCTAATCCAAACTTCCAAGTTCCTAATATCAAGATTTCGATTTATAAGAATAGAAGAGGAGCTTATAAGGGCTGCTATCTATGGTGTACCGCTGATTTAGGCATTTGTCGTGTTCACCCACAGTTTTGTACTTCGTGGAGAATGGACATGATGAGCATAGAAGATATCAAAGTAGTGCTGGATGATGAACCAGCACCATGGGAGAAAAAGGAGAAATAATGGCAAATAATACCAAGGGTATTGAATACCAGCTTACCAGAAAGATGTATAAAGCTATTCTTGATACTAAAGAGGATCCCGCAGAGGAACCTCGCAAATATGTCATGAGAGTTATCAATGAAGAGTTTGGTCTACGTGGTACAGTAACTCGTTTGCATATTCTTGAAGAAGGCTTCTAATCATGCCTTTTTATGATAAAGATAAGCTAAAGGAATCTCTGGAGCTTGAGCAGGTTTATGACTTGCTTGAGCTCTGGGGAGGAGAACCTGAATACACTGATAGCGGGCTGATAGCTCAAACTATCTGCCACAATAGGCCAGGAGAAGGTTCAAGAAAGCTTTATTATTACCAGAACACCAGACTTTTTCATTGTTACACAGGATGTATTGATCCTTCATTTGACTGTTTTGATTTAGCTATTAAGATAGCTAAAATTCAAAAAAATGAAGATTGGGAACTCTTTGATGCTATGGACTACATAGCTCACTATTTTGGTCTTGAAGGAGAAGAACCTGAAAAGGAAGAAGAAAAACTTGAAGACTGGGAGATATTTAAGAGGCATGTAATAGTATCAAAAGAAGAAAGTGGGTTTATACAACTAAAGGAATATAACCCTGTTATCTTGACTAGGTTTTCTTATCCAAGAATACTTGGTTGGGAGAGAGAGGGTATATTGCCAGAAGTTAGTAGAAAGAACCTAATCGGTTATTATGCTGGCGGAGATCAAATTACCATTCCCCATTTTGACATTGATGGTCGGTTTGTAGGATTGAGGGGTAGATTTCTTGCAGAGGAGCAAGCTAACAGATATGGTAAGTATATGCCGCTAAAGATAGGTAAGCAGCAATACAATCATCCATTGAGTATGAATCTGTATAACCTCAACAATAGCAAAGAGAACGTTAAGCACAGTGGAACAGCTATTGTATTTGAGTCAGAGAAAAGCTGTCTCATGATGCAAAGTTACTATGGGATAGATAATGATATTTCCGTAGCTGTTTGCGGGAGCTCGCTCTCCGCGTATCATATCAAGCTTTTAAAGTCTTTAGGCGTGAGAGAAGTTATTGTAGCTCTCGATCGACAGTTTCAAGAAATTGGCGATGAAGAGTTTAAGAGATTGAAAACAAAGTTGATATATCTTGGTAAGAAGTATGGTAATATCATTAAGTTGAGCGTTATCTTTGACAAGGATAGAATTACAGGCTATAAGGCAAGCCCCATCGACGAAGGTCCTGAGAAGTTTGAGCGTTTGTTAAAAGAGCGGTTTATCCCGCAATAACCGCGGACTGGAAAATTTTACCAATCCGCACAAAGGAGGTTCCACAATACCCATGATTATAACTTAGTAAAGGAATGACACTATGGAGTATAAACTCATACATCCAATTAACTCAGACTATACCCCAACATAGCAAATCCTCACAAATAGAGGCATCCCGCTTTCGGAGATTGATCATTATCTTCACCCAACAAGCGAAGATAACCTAGACCCCAAGCTATTGCGCAACTTAGAGGCGGCGGCCGCGTGTTTAATATAGCACATTCAACGCTTAGTAGAAGATCCTAATAGTACAATCTATGTAGTAGTAGATTGCGACTGTGATGGCTATACATCAGCAGCTTGTTTAATGAACTATATTCACCTACGCTTTCCTTCTATTGTTGACCGCTTCGTCTTCCCGATGCATAGCGGTAAGTAGCATGGTCTAGCAGATATCTCTCTTTAGCCTTCTCGTGGAGATTTAATCATTGTACCTGATGCAAGCAGTAATGATTACGAAATTCACAAGA